CTGGCACATCCAGACGCGCCACGTATTCAGTGAGTACGACGGCAGTTTGGCGCTGTCGTGATTGCCCTCGTGACGACAGCCGACCTGACTGCGGCTGTCGCCTGGATCGGGGTCGCCGCCAGTGTGCTCGCATTCTTCGCCGGGTTCATCCTGGGCAGATGGGGCCGGTGACCAAGATCCCGGAGTGCTGCGCAATGCCGCACGACAATCGTGAGGGTAAGCGGTACCGGTGCGCCACGTGCTACGAGACGTACATGGTCGTTGACGGCGAATGGTCGCTCACCGATCCCCTGGTAGACCTCACCGAATTCCCGCAGAGCGTGCATGACGACCTGCGCAACCCGTACGACCTGGACGACAGCGAGAGGAAGCACGATGCGTGACCCGAAGAACATTGCGGACCTGCCCGGCGACTTGGAGGGCACCGTCATCACGGTCGCTTCGTGTGATGACCACGGTGCACACGTATCGATGCTGGCCTACCACGACGGCAAGCCGATCAGCGTGCAGCAGATGACACCGGAACAGGCGACAGAGGTAGCCAACGACCTGATGGACGCCGCCGCCTATGCCGCCCGCGAGATCGTACGGCACCGTGCGAAGCAGAATTGAGCGGCCGAAAGGTGGCCGGCCGACATGCGAAACCCGATGCCACTGCCGACGACGCTGCCACCGATACGCCGGACACCGATGGCGCCACCACTGCCTCCGACACGGCCACTACTGAGGTAGGGGTCATCAGATCAAGCCTCCCGTACGCGGGATTCGTTCACAGCAAGGGGAAACGCGATGGGTCACAACGAAGACTCTGACGACAAGTGGTTGGACAAGCTCGGCAAGACATCGAAGCGGTACTGCCAGAAGCGGTACGTGGACAAGAAGGGCAAGGCGCGCGTGTGCACCAAGAAGGCGGGTCACTGGGGGAAGTGCGGATGACCGTCGTACGCAAGATCGAGATCCACGACACCAGGGGTCACGTGAAGTTCACCTTCGATTCGGCGGGCCTGCCGGAGCGTCCGGTGATCATGCACCGGTGCAGCAACTGCGCGTCTGATGAGGTGATCACCAACAAGGATGCAGGTGACCTAGCCGCATGGCTGATCGGTGAGGCAGTGGACGATGCGCACGGCAACGGGGTGATTGGCATCAACGCATGGGAGCAGGACGGAATCATCATGGCGTGCACGCTGCCGGCGTGTAAGCAGGTCAACGAGCGGGTCAAGTTCGACCACGTGCACGACCTGCGATAGAGCGCCCTGCGGTGCCGTAATGGATCAGCGCGCACGGCGTACCGCACAGGGAGAGGGTGGCACAGCTACGGCTGTGCCACCCTTGCTGCATGAGTGCAGGATGGGACGGGGGCAGCACGCGGGCATGGCGCAAGCTCAGGGCCTGGCGCCTGTCGTACGACGAGCATCGCTGCCTGGTGCCCGACCACCCCGAGACACCCGCTCACCTGGTCGACCAGCTGCGTACCAACTGCACGAAGACAGCGACCCACGTACACCACTTGGATGGTGTCGAGCGTGGGCTGATCTGTCCACCTGACAGACTCATCAGTAGCTGTGAGTCATGCAACCTCACGCTCGGTGAACCCGGGCGTTTTTCCCCATCCGGGGCACCCCTGGACACCCGTGTCCCTGTTCTTTCTCTCTCTCCTGGCGCCCAGAACGGGCCTCTCCAGCCCCGTTCGGAGTTGGGTTGGGACCCGGCGACCCTGGCTCGCCACGAGTGGCTACAGCCGCTCTCAGTGATCCCCGGCGATGCGTCGCCTCCCCTACACATGTCGCCGGTTCCGGCGGACGCGGTGGGGTCGTACGGCTGTGATGCGATCAAGTGGATTGAGAAGGTCGAGCGCAAGACGCTGCGGTGGTGGCAGCGCCTCGCGATCCTGCGCCAGCTGGAGCACCGGGAGGACGGCAGCCTGTGCCACCGCACGATTCTGGAGTCCGCACCCCGCCGCGCAGGCAAGTCGCTGCGCGTGCGCGGTGTGATGCTGTGGCGGATGCAGTTCGGCGCGATGCTGTTCGGCGAAGTGCAGACGGTCGTGCATACCGGCAGCGACGTGGCCATCTGTCGCGACATCCAACGTGGCGCATGGCGGTGGGCTGAGGCGAAAGAGCGCGGCAAGAAGGCCGCCTGGGTCGTGGTCCGGGCCAACGGCAAGGAAGCCATGGAGACACCGGACGGCGACCGCTGGTTGGTGCGGTCGCAGGGCGCCGTCTACGGGTACGACGTGTGCATGGGCGTCGTGGATGAGGCATGGGACGTGAAGCCCGACACCGTGACCGAAGGTCTGGAGCCGGCGACACTGGAGCGACTGTCTCCCCAGCTTCACCTGACCAGCACGGCGCACCGCCGCGCCACCTCCCTGATGATCCAGTTCCTCCGGGCCGCCCTCACCATGGACGACCCGGCAACTCTGGTCCTGGTGTGGGCCGCGCCGCCTGGCGCCGACGTGGCCGACCCGGCGGTGTGGCGCGCCGCCTCGCCGTACTGGTCTGAGGACCGCCGGCGGATGATCACCGAGAAGTACTCCCGCGCACTCGCCGGCGAAGCGGACCCGACCGCCGACGACCCCGATCCCATGGCCGGCTTCACCGCCCAGTACCTGAACATGTGGCGGCTGGACGAGCCGAACTCGCAGCGCGGAGAGCCTGCGGTCACCCCGGAGGACTGGGCCGAACTCGTGGAGCCGGCACCGGATCGGGCGCCGGATTCGGCCGCGCTCGAATCGTGGTTCGGTGACGGGATCTCGGTGACGCTGGCGTGGCGCCTGGACTCCGGTCAGGTCGTAGTCCGGTCGGTCGACGCGCCGGACCTTGCGGCGGCGGCGGCGGTGATCCGGCAATCAGGGTTCCGCAATAAGGTCGTGCACGTGGGCGAATCGTTGCTTGAGGACCCGGCGTTGCGCGGGCTGAAGCTGCGGAAGGCGTCCGGGCGGGCGGCGGCGGCGGTGCTGGAGGTGTCCCGGTTGATCGGTGAGGACGCTCTCCTGCACGATGGCAGTGATCTGCTGACGGGGCAGTTACTCGGGGCCCGCACCATGCCGGGCGCGGACGGCCCCCGGATGGTGTCGACCGGGCGGGGCGACGCGATCAAGACCGCCGTTTGGGCGGCCACCGCAGCGCGCCGGAAGCGCTCGGGCGGGCGACGACGCATCCTCACCGGGTCGGCCTGATCCCCGTTCTATAAGTCGTGGCTTACACTGCGCTCATGGAGACTGACGCGCAGCACGGCACGCACAGGACTGATCTCGTCGTGGACAACGAGCGTGGCGTGATCCTCTGCCAGGTATGCGGCAGGGATATCGCCCTACTCGCTCCGGAGTGGCTGGAGCACAACACGGACGTGGAAGGCGAGTAACCATGGGCGTCTGGGCATCGCTGTTCGGCCGCACTCCGAGCGTGCACACGGAGCTGCAGGTGTCACCGTCCACGCGCCGGTACGCCGTCGATGTCGACTCAGGCGTTCTGTACGGCGTCCCCTCGCTCAACGACTACATCTACGGGCGCGCCAAGATCAGCCGGCAAGACGCTCTGGCGGTCACCGCGATCAAGCGAGCTCGGGACCTGATCTGCGGCGGGATCGGTCAGTTCCCGCTCCTGCTGATCGGCCCGGACGGCAAGCCGCAGGACTGGTCCCTCCTGAATCAGCCGGAGGCCGACGTTGCCCGATCGGTCAGCATCACCCGACTGATCGAAGACTTGCTCCTGACTGAGCGCGGATGGTGGAAGACAACCCATCTCGGATGGCACGGCAAGCCCGCTGAGGTCGTACGCCTGGACGCGGACACGGTCACGGTCATCCCGAAATACATCAACTACCCGGAGGGCCGCGCCAAGGTCTGGCCGCAGATCCCCGGTCTAATCCGGGTCGACTCCCCGAACGGCGGCCTACTCGCATCGCCGGCCATCCGCGCCTACATCGCACTGACGCGCATTGCCATGCAAGCGCTGGACGGCGCGCCCCCGATGGACTGGTTTACCGCCGGCGACGACAATGACGACCCGGAAGACGACGAGGTGGAAGAGATCCTTGACGACTGGGCCGCCGCCCGCCGCTCCCGACGTACGGCATTCGTCCGCAAGGATCTGAAGTACAACCGCGACGGGTTCAACCCAGAGCAGTTGCAGATGTCGTCCGCCCGGGAGTTCGCGATCACCGAGATTGCCCGGCTCACTGGGATCGACGCTGAGGACCTGTCGGTGTCCACCACCAGCCGCACCTACTTCAACGCGCAGGACCGCCGGCGTGATCGGCTCGAATCGGTGCTCGGTCCGTACATGACCGCCGTGGAGGGTCGGCTGTCGATGGAGGACGTGACCCCGCGCGGGTACAAGGTCGTGTTCGACACGTCGTCGTACCTGCGGCTGGACGACCAGGCGGCAGCGCAGACGGATCAGATCCTGATCAGCTCGCACGTGCTCAGCCCGGAAGAGGCGCGCGAGAAGCGCGGCCTGGACCCGGCGACAGCACCGGCCGGCGCCACCGATCCGAACACAGCGCCAGTCGGTACGCCGGGCGCGCTACCACAGGAGATAACCAATGCGTAACAAGGTCTCATTCACGGTGGCAGCGTTCGCGGTCGACCAGTCCGAGCGGTCGCTCGCCGGCGTACTGATCCCGTACGGCGAAGTGTCCGGGCCGGCCGGTGATCCGGCGACGGGCGGGACGGCGCTGTACTCGTTCGCGGCGGGCACGGTCACGATCCCCGACAACCCCGGTGACGTGATCCTGAACTACGGCCACGACGCCAAGTCCCTGTACATGCAGGTCGGTGCAGCGTCCGTACTGGCCACCGACGACGCCGGCGTGCACGCCAAGTTCAAGATCGCCAAGACACCGGAAGGTGACCGCGTCTTGGCGCTGGCCGAAGCCGGCGTGCTCAAGGCGTTCTCAGCTGAGGTTGACGGCGAGTTCGCGGCGGACGACGCCGGCGTGATGCACGCCAAGGCAACCACCCTCACCGGTGCTGCCGTCGTACCCAAGCCCGCCTTCAAGGGCGCGCAAATCACAAGCGTTGCGGCATCGGCCGCAGACGATCCGAAGGGAAACATCATGGAGTGCACCAAGTGCGGTGCGGTACATGCGGCCGGTGTCACGACATGTGACCCGACCGTGCTCGCTGCGTTTGCCAGCAAGGCCCCCGCCTTCTCGAAGTCGGAAGGCGAGGCCCTGATGGCTCAGGTCCAGACGGTGAGCGAGAAGCTCGCCGCGCTGGAGAACGTCAAGATTCCGGTCGGTCCGGGAACCGCTCAGTTCGCGGTCAAGGATGAGCCGATCTACCGGTTCGCCGGCACTGAGGCTGCCCCGTCCGGGTTCGACTTCGCCACCGATCTACTTGCCGCCGGCAAGGATGGTGACGGTGCCGCGCTCGCGCGTCTGCAGAAGTTCACCGCAGAGCGCATGGCGCCCAAGTTCGCTGACCAGCCGACGACCACCGGCGACGTGGCAGCGATCAACCCGAGCCAGTACCGGCCGGACATGTTCCTGGGGCAGGCGCCCGTGCCCCCGTCGCCCATGTACGAGTACTTCTACAAGGGCGCGCTGAACAGCGTGCAGCCGTTCTTCTGGTCCAAGCTGGACCGGACCAACACTGACGTCGGTGTCGCCGATCACGTTGAGAACGTCGAGCCGGAATCGCGGGACCTCGTTACGGCAGCCGGCGCCACCGTCACTCCGGTGCCGGTGTCCGGCCGCGTGCACATCACCCGTGAGGTCGCGGACCAGGGCGGCAACCCGGTCGTGTCCGGGCTGGTGTGGTCGGAGTTCGAGCGGTCCCTCAAGATCGCTCAGGAGACCAAGACCGCTGCGCTGATCCTGGCTGCGATGGCGTCCATCACTGCGCTGGCCACGATCACCACCGGCACCACCGGACTCGCTACGAGCGCGGCGGTGGAAGCTGGGTTGGTCGATCTCCAGTTCATCCCGGACGGCTACCGGTTCGAGAAGGCGTTCGGGCACGTGGACCTGTACAAGGCGCTCGCCGGCGCGGTCATCAGCACCGGTGAGAAGGTCTACCCGATCATTGCCCCCAGCAACCGTGACGGTTCCATGGCGGACAAGTTCGCTCACATGGACATCGCCGGATACGGCATGTACCCGGCGGCCAGCCTGGGCGTGACGGGCGGCACGAAGAACTCGCTCGTAGCGGACCCGACCGCCGTGCACATCTGGTCCAGCGGTCTGCAGCGTCTCGACAAGCTGCAGGAAAAGGTCGAGGGCTGGGACATGGGCGTTTTCGCCTACTTCGCCGGCGTCGTGTACGACACCACCGGTCTCCGCAAGATCACCTACACCCCGTAAGGAGTACGCGAGATGGCACCCCGGAAGCCAGTTGCACAGACCAACGAAACCGATCAGGACAACCAGCCGCGCGACGGTGGGTACGTCAAGGTAGGCGACGTGATCGAACTCGAAGGCAACGCCAACGGTATCTGCGTCCTGCCGGACGGTGGCGCGGTCACCTGCCGGCAGCGATACACGATCCAGCACGAGGGGCTGCACGTCATCAACGGCGTGGAGTACCTGGCTGAGAAGCCCGACAAGAAGTGAGAGGAGGCGGCAGAGATGGTGTGGGCACCTGACTATGCGACGCTCGCTGAGATGCGCAGCTACGCCGGTATCGTGGCGGCGGACGACACCACCGACGATGCCAAGTTGGCACGCAACATCTCTGCCGCCTCCCGCGCGGTCGATGACCATTGCAACCGGCAGTTCGGCAAGGTGGCCGCCCCGGAGCTACGCACCTACACGGCGATGCGGTACGACGGCTATAACACGATCGTCCTGACGGATGACCTGATGGACCTCACCGGCGTCGTGGTCACGGTCGCCGGCGTGGCGTACGTGCCGGCCCGGTGGGGTCCGCAGAACGCGCCGGCCCGGGGTAAGCCGTGGCGCCGGGCGTTCCTGCCGGGCAGCCTCAGCAGGGCACCGGCTGATGTCAGCATCACCGCTGCCTGGGGTTGGACGGCGGTACCTGAGGCGGTGAAGGAAGCGACCCTGCTGCAGGGCCTGCGTTTCTCACTGCGGAAGAACTCACCCTTCGGTGTGGCCGGCTCCCCCGAACTCGGGTCGGAGCTGCGGCTACTGGCCAAGGTGGACCCGGACGTGGCCGTCATGCTCCGCAAGTACGTCGCTCCCGGAAAGCTTGGCTGATGGATCTCGGCAGCGTCATGGACGAGGTCGCCGTACGCCTGCGGACGATCCAAGGCTTGCGCGTACAGGCATTCCCTGCCGACTCGGTGACCGCGCCGGCGGCCATCATCACCTACCCCGGCGACATCGTCTTTGACGCGTCGTACGGCAGGGGCATGGACACCATGGACCCGCAGGTGGTTGTGCTCGTCGGCAACGTCTACAAGAAGTCGACCCGGGATCTGATCTCTGCCTACGCCAAGGGCAGCGGGCCGAAATCCATCAAAGCCACCCTGGAAGCGGTGGAGCTGTCAGTTACCTTGCGGGTAACGGGCGTGACGTTCGAGGTCGTTACCATCGGCGCGGTGGAGTATCTGGCCGCCCGCTTCACTATCGAGATCGCAGGACAGGGAGACTGACAGATGACAAGCTCATTCGTCCACGGTAAGAACACCGTGGTCAAGGTGGCCACCAAGGACCTGTCCCCATACACGGACAGCTCCGAACTTCCGCTCGCGGTCGACAGCCACGACACCACCACCTACGGCAACAGCTCGCACCGCAAGGACGGCGGGTTGCTCAACGGCACGTTCAACATGTCGGGCACCTATGACCGCACGGCGGTCACCGGTCCCCGTGCCGTGCTCAAGCCGATCTTGAAGGCAGCCGTGCCCGTCGCCGTGATCGTCCAGCCGGACGGTACCGGAGTCGGCAAGGCGCAGGACGCGTTCAACGCGCTGTTGGTCGAGTACACCCAGACCAACCCGGTAGCCGACATGGTCAAGTGGTCGGCCAAGTTCGAGATCGACGGCGACGTTAACGACGCCGTCCAGTAACCATCGAAGGGACGAGATCATGCAGGACGAGGACACCGTCAAAGCGGCACTACTGACGCCGCGCATTGACCGCAACGCGCCGGGTGAACCGGTTGCACTGAAGGAACTCGGGCAGGTCGTGCGCGTGCGCGGTCTGTCGCGTGGTGAGGTGCTGGCCATGCAGGCGCTGAAGGACAAGGGCATCCTGGACACGCAGGCGAAGTGGGAGGCTCACATGTTTTCGTGGGCGATGGTGTACCCACGCATGACTTCCGCTGAGGTGCTGGAGTGGCAGGCGGCCAGCCCGGCGGGGGAGATGGAGCCGGTTGCCACCAAGATCTCCGAACTGTCTGCGCTGGTTGAGGGTGCCGACAAAAGCGATCTACCTTCTGTTCGAGTCGAGACCGGAGGCGGAGTTCGAGTTCTTCCTGGCGACCAAGCTGTCTATGACGGTGGGCCGGTTGCGGCAGGAGATGAGCCAGACTGAGTTTGTTGCTTGGAGCATCTATTACCAGCGGATGGCCCAGATCCGCGAACAGATGGAAGGTGTAAGCGGTGGCTGACCCGATCAAGATCTCGGGCCTGAAAGAGTTCCAGAAGGCCGTACGCCAACTGGACTCCGACGTTCCCAAAGCGATGCGGGTCGCGTTCAACGGCGCGGCTA